CTCCTTCTGTGTCCGACGACCCGAAGAACAATCGAGACGGTGGAAAACTTGCTGTAGATGGACTTGGTGGCTGGAATACCGTGATCGATTTACAGCACATTCTTGGTGTAGAAGAAGATGGCATTATTAGCGGACAGAACCCGCAAACATATGATGCTAACTGGGGCATGTGCGGAATTGAGTATGGACGTGGCGGTTCGATAATGGTGTCGAAGCTTCAAAAGTGCCTTGGTGTTACTGTAAATGGTCAGTGGGATTCAGACACTTCCAAAGTTTTTCAACAAAAGCTCGCTGATGCTGGATATTCGATAAGTATTGATGGTTTCTTCGGCCGAGAGTCGGTTAAGGTTCTTCAACAAGCCATTAATGATGGGAAGCTCTCTTCGATTCTTGGACTGGCCGAAACTAAGACCGAATAATTCAAAATGGAAGTGATGCTTATGAACGAACTGTATCACCATGGCATCTTAGGTCAAAAGTGGGGGACTAGAAATGGTCCCCCGTATCCTTTAAAGGGTGGATCGTATAGTAGAACTGAAACTGAAGCTATCAAAACTGCCCGCAAAAAGAAGTATAGTAGGTATAATAAAAAACATTATGATGATGTTTTGAAAAAAGGAACTGTATTCAAAACTTTAAGTGTGGACCCGAATCGCACAAAAGACACCGATATGTTCTTCGCGTCTCATACTAAAGCAGACGTTGATCATTATAAAGAATTTTTTGATAAAAAAGTTCCTCAACCAATTTACGATGCCAACGGTAACGAAACAGGTACAGGAATGTTTTATAAATATTCTATTCAAAATGCTGCTGCGAGAGATATAAAAGTCGCATCAGAAGATAGCGGCGCAAGAGCATTCCGAAAATTATACGAAAACGATAGGGACTTTTATAATTTCGTCAACGATCCAGAAAGACTCCGACAGCGATTCGAAGATGGCGTGCATAGAATAAGTCCGGGGTATGCAAAAGCTCGAAAAACTATGGATAAAATGAAAAATCCTTATTATGAACCTACAGATAAGGATTTAGATTATATATATCGCATATTCAATCATGCCATTCCTAGCGATGGTGGAGGAAATGAACGACATGCTCGTGACGTAGCTACGCAAAGAGCTAAGTTCTTTAATCAACTACAAAAAGATGGATACGATGCCGTGCTTGATACAAATGACGCATTGTATAACACTGTTCAAGCTCAATCGCCGGTTATAGTTTTTAATATGGATGCAATTATCCCGCAAGGAGCATATCGTACCACTATGGCTGAGGTGTATAAATCAAAAGCATATACTGCGGGTAGACGTTTACTTGGTCAAATGTAATAAGGAGTTTGATATGAAACTAGATAATAAAACTTATGATATTTTGAAGTGGATTGCTCTTGTGGTACTCCCTGCTTTAGGTACTGCATATTTTGGTCTTGCTGCTATTTGGCCATTGCCATATTGCAATCAGATTGTCGGTACCATAACGGTTGTTGACACTTTCCTGGGGACATTGTTGGGGATTAGCACTCGCAACTATAATAAAGTAGAATAGAGTGCCCATGGAATATTTACCTTCATATCAAGACTCTCTATATGCTGATATTCATAGAGCTCAAAGGCTTACTGACGAAATCATGGCTAACAATTTCAAAAAGTTATCACCAGAAAAGAGACAATTGATTTCCGATAGCATTATGGATTATAATTCAGCCAAAGTTAGACAGGATCGAAGGTCTACTGCATCTAGACGAAAAGCTTTAGTCAAAGATACCGCTGCGGCATATGTTCAAAAATACGATCAGTATGGATACTACCAGGTAGGTATGGAAAAATACGGTTCTCGTAAGGAAAAGCATCGTTCTAATAAGGCAGGTTGATGCTTATGAGTGACACGTATTTAGTCCATCATGGCATTAAAGGTATGCGATGGGGAGTACGACGGTTTGAAGACGAATCGGGTCATCTAACACCTGCTGGAAAACGTCGATACGCTGTTCAGGATGCTCGTAAGTACTATAAGATAAATCGTCTCCAAAGACGACAGGAAAAGACTGACGACCCTATTGCTAAGAAACGGCTTATGAAACGAATTCGTAAGACCCAAACCAGATCTGATAGAAAGCATTCTGACCTTTCTCGTGCTGATATTAATGCGGGTCGTGAGATTGTCGCCAAGAATCGACTAAAATGGGCTGCTTTTAATACTGCTGCGAAGAGTGCTCTGACCGCTGCCGGTGCTGCGTATCTATATCAGAATCCAAAAACCAGGGATCTCGCTCCGGTCGCATTGGCTGGTGGAGCTGCATTGACAGTTGGTAGCGCAAAGAAAGTACCATACTACTTCATGGAGAACCGACGCTATAAGCAAGTCAATCCGAAAGGCACTACTAAGAAAGGTCTTACCAAAAAGCAACAGACTTTGCGTAAGATAGGTAAAACTGCTCTTGGCGTTGGTGCTACTGCTGCGGCTGTTGGTGGAACTGCATATCTTTTGAATAAAGCTAATCAAGCTCGAAAAATTCAAAATGGAACTAGTTCTGCAACACAAGCAATGGTCAGAGCAAATCGACAAGCTTCCGGGAAACGTACTAGAGATGCTGTTCGAGATCGAGTCGCATCCGGAGCGAGAACCGTAGCCTCGGGTGTTGGTCGTCGAGTCAGGAATGCGGCTAATTTAGCTAGGAAGGCTGGCAAGCAAGCAGTTAAGAACGCTGTTATAAATCGAGTTAAACGTAATATAGACCCGGATGACCCGAGAACGTACGTAAGCGCTGCACGAGATGTGGTAAATGTTGGACGAACTGTTAAAAACGGCGGAGCCCCCGCAGCAGCTGGATTAGTCGCTAACGAGGCTATCGAGACCACTAGAGACAATATTCGCCGAAGGCTTAAGAAACGTAAGCGAAAGGATTAATGATATTTATGGCAGATTTGTATGGCGAAATGACCGACGTTAAGTTTAACAAGCTTGCAACTACGTCCATTGCTAATTGGTGGAACGCTCAGGAAGACTTGGTTCGTCGATTCGGTCAAGTAGCTCCCGATGAAGTGTATACTACTTGGAGTTGTAAGGCTATCGAGAATTTCAAGGGGTTGTTTGGTGTTTCTCGCGAAGGCGATGGTCTCTATTTCGAGTTTACCTACCATGCTGCTAAGAATCGTTGTTACCTTGATATTTACAAGCAACAGGAACAAGTTGTCGTGGCGCTTTAGGTCGTCAAAATTACCACTCCTATGATGGAAGACACTGAAGATGTGTCTAAGAACGAAAGGAGAAAGGTATGTTTAGCAAGACGATAGAGTTTATGAAAGCGAAAGCAATCAAGGATGTTGAGGAAGCATCATCAGAGGAGCTTCTTGAGGAACACATACGTTCCCGCATTATGGAAGCAGAGGATATGCGGCTCACAGAGGACACAGCTGACGTTGCAGCAAAGGCTGATGATGTCATAGTGAAACTCGTCCAAGCGCAAGCGAATAAGGAGAAAGCAACCGCCGAAAGGCGGAAAGTGGAACTTCAAATCATGGAAGCTGCGAGGAGACGGTATATCAATTGGGATCAGTTATTGCCGAAACTAGTTGGTATATGTGTTACGGGTGGGGTGACTGTATTCTGGCTTTTGATGGAGCAAGGGAATGTCGTGCCTATGAGACTCATACAGATGACGAACAGCCTCACAATTCCACGAGGGTTGTAGTTTTCATGGGCGGTTGGTCTTAGGATTAACCGCCTTTCTCTTTTTATTTTTGTTTATATTTTAAGTTACAATCGAACGTTAGGGGGGGGTAATAGTTGGAATATTTACCTTCATATCAAGATTCTTTACATGCTGATATTCAGCCTTCCTATCAAGACTCCCTGACCCATCACGGCATTAAAGGTCAAAAGTGGGGTGTTAGAAGGTTTCAGAATGCTGATGGAAGTCTAACGCCTGCTGGTGAAAAAAGATATTTGAAAAAACTAAATCGAGCATCAAAAGATGAAGAGGTATCTTATTACTTTGCCACAAAACATCTTGATAATGCTAAGTATTTAAAATCTCAACAAGAAATTGATCCAGTTGCATATAAGAAACAATTTCCAAAAGAGTTGTTAAACCAAGAGATGTCTCGAGCTCGAAAATGGGCAAAAACTAATAAGAAAGCTATTGCTCGAGTTGAGAAATACATGGCTATGATGAAATTGAAAGACAAGCGTTTGGTTTACAATCCTGTAACTTTTGAATATTCAATAGAAGAGGTAAACTCATGAGAACTAAAAAGAAAAACGCACTTTTCGGACGATATCCATCGTGTGATCTACTCAACAATGCCTTGCGTTTTATCAAAGATGGAAAACCTGATATCGCTGCGGTAGAAATTGTGTTTGCCATCGAGAAAGCTGACGGATATTTTCATGAGGACGTAGCTCAGTTTGCTGAAAAAATAAGAGACGATTATTTTAAGGATAAGTAAATAATTTATTTTTCTTGAGAAGGGAGACTTAAATGAGTCTGTTCACTTCTTATCCCGGCGGTGATTTGAATGGCTGATATTTCGGCGGAGATTACTGCTTTTAAGAATGCTGCATATGGTGAAGATGTTCGTGAATCCATGGTGAGTTTAGCGGGCCCATAAGTATGTGGATTGGTCGTGTGCTGAGACGATTTGGTTGATTATGAGCAAGTACGCCAAATTATTGTCTAAGTAAGCTTTAGCAGGCAAGGGCTGGTGGGAGTCGCAAGATTCCCACTGGCTTTATATTTTTTCGCATTTTTTACTTTCTGTATTATAGGAGCAGAAAGGAGATTGTTGATGAATTTTACAGTTAAAGAACTCGAAGATTTTTGTTATCTTTATGGTCCTAAAAAGGCCGTAAAATTTGTCGAAGTGCCGTCGAAAGGGATCATTAAGTGCTTCGATGAAGAAACGAGGCTTGTTGGGGAAATCAAAATAAAAGAGGTATCGGATTTTGTAGAATATTAATATAGTATACTATAATGCTCCTATATATAGAGCTCTGCGAACTTTTACAGGGCTTTATTTTTTTTTCACCCTCGCTAGATTTACCTTCCGTATTATAGGAAAGTTCAATTACAAGGAGGTAAAAATGAAAAAGTTTAAGGTGTACTCGATTGATGGAAACGACAAACCCCATGAGTTGGGCACGGATACTTGGGATAATCTTATGAAGATGAATAGCAAGACCGTGCTTCATACTAGTGGCTATTATAGAGATTTCTTTGCAATCGAGGGCCAGGAACACTCATTGTTCCAAATTGTGTGTATCGACTAGTCCAAAAGTATAAGCGCCGCTTTTACAGGGCGTTTATATTTTTCGCATTTTTTACTATTCGTAAAGTAGAAGAGTAACGAGGAGTAATAGGTTAATTGGTAAAACCACCGTACGGACTGTTGCTGGTTCGAATCCAGCTTACTTCTCCTTATATTTTTGCCTTTCGCTA